CAGGTCGCAGCCGAAGCCGGCGACGCCGGCAAAGCTGTTCCAGACCTCGACCAGGCGGTCCGCCGGCCAGGCGGTAGCGAGCTTGGCGAGTTCCTTCTCGGTGGCAAATTGCTCTTGGCCTTCGATAGTCTGCTCGGTGGCAGCGCAGGCCGTGATGTTGTTGTCGGTGTCGATGGTAAACATGGCTTCTCCTTGTAATTGATCGTTTGCTTTGCGGCGCAGGCGGCGCTACGCGGGCAGCTTCCTGGCGATTCGATACTCGCCGTCAAGTCCCTGGGCCCAGACCGTGTAGGTTTCCGGGCAGGCCGGCGCACCGCCGGCTTCAAGGTCGCGCATCCGGCCGCGCATGTTGCCCTCGGCAATCTCGCGTGCCTCGTTGATGCTGACCACCACCCCAACCGGCTGATGGCTGCCGTCGCCGAAGTCGGCGATCAGGATCGCCAGCCCCAACTGGGTGTCGTCCTGGATCTCAATCGCGAACCCTGGCGTCGCGTTCGTGTTGGTGCGTTTGCTTGTCCGTGTAATCCGCATTTGCTTAGCTCCTGTACATGACGATTCATCACTCTTCACGGGCCATAAGGCAAGGCAAATGATCCGCATTTCGGGATCTCTATTCGGCGTGTTTTCAGAGACATACATGGGGCGACGTTGAGATGGCGCTGACTCTCGCACAGCTTCAGGCGAACCTCGACGCGATCAACCAGGCCATCGGCAGCGCCACGCGCAGCGTCCGGTTCCCGGATGGGCGCGAGGTCACGTACCGCTCGATGGACGAACTGCGCAAGGCCAAGGCCGATATCGAGGATGAGATCCGCACTTACGGTGGCGCAGCCGCGAGTAAATCGACGCTCGCGCAGCATCGCCGCGGCGACGGCCCGTCCGGGCCGGGATTTCCGGGACCGCCGGGATGGGGCTACTGGTAAGTGAATCTGATCGACCGCACCATCGAAGCGGTGGCGCCCATGTACGCGCTACGCCGGGCGCAGGCGCGCGCGGCGCTCACGCTGACCCAGGACTACGCGCAGCGGCACGCGGAGCGATTCAGCTACGACGGATCGTCGGCGGGACGGCGCGCGCACGGCTGGTTCGCGCCGTCGAGCGACGCCAATGTCGAAATCATGGGATCGCTCGTGTGGCTGCGCAACCGCAGCCGCGATCTCGTCCGCAACAATCCGTATGCGGTGAAGGCAATCGAGGAACTGGTCGGCAACGCGGTCGGCACCGGAATCGTGCCGCAGGCGAAGACCGGCAACAGCGGGATCGACAAGACCATCGACGCGGAGTGGCCCTACTTCGTCGAAGCCTGCGACACGCCGCAGCGCCTCGACTTCTATGGCATGCAGGCGCTCGTGATGCGGACGATGGCGGAGAGCGGCGAATCGATCGTCCGCTTCCGGCCGCGCCTGGCGCAGGACAATTTGCGGGTGCCGCTGCAGCTCCAATTGCTCGAGGCCGACTTCCTGGACCACGCACGTACCATGGGCACCGTCAACGGCCACGTGATGCAGGGAGTCCAGTTCGACATGCTGGGGCGGCGCGTGGCTTATTGGATCTACACCTATCATCCGGGCGGCGTGCTGATCCTCAACCCGCGCGGCGGGATTATCAGCCAGCCCGTGCCGGCCGATCAGATCCTGCACACGTACCGCGTGCTGCGGCCCGGCCAAGTCCGTGGCCTGCCGTTCTTGACGCCGGTGATGCTGGCGCTGCGCGATTTGGACGACTACGCCGACGCCGAGCGCGTCCGCAAGAAGATCGAGGCCTGCGTGGTGGCCATGATCACGCAGCCGGAAGGCATCGAAGGCTCGTGGCTGGGATTCAAGGGCGCCGACCCGCTGACCACTCACCCGGTAGAGAGTTTCCAGCCGGGTATGACGGCGTACCTCAAGCCGGGCGAGGACGTGAAGTTCAATAATCCGACGGCGCTCGGCGGCTACCGCGAGTACAAGACCACGGAGCTGGAGGAGATCGCCGCAGGCCTGGGGCTGCCGTACGAGTTGATGACCGGGGATCTCTCGAAGGTGAACTACTCGTCGTGGCGCGGCGGCCAGTTGGGCTTCCGGAACACTATCGAGAATTACCGGTGGCTGACGCTCATTCCACTGTTCTGCATGCCGGTGCGCCGCCGTGTGATCGACATGCTGGTGCTGCAGGGCAAGATCCCGGCGCGCGCGGTCGACGATCCGGCGATCAACCTCTACGCGACGCAGTGGACGGCGCCCCGCTTCGAGAGCGTCGATCCGGTGAAGGACGCCGAAGCCGCGCTCAAGGATATCCGCATGGGGCGCATCACCTGGTTCGAGGCGGTGCTCGCGAATGGGTACGATCCCAACGCGCAGCTCAGCCAGATCGCGCTCTTCAACAAGTTGCTCGACAAGCTGGAAATCATCCTCGACTGCGACCCGCGCAACACCACGCTGCGCGGCCAGGAACAGCCGGCTGGAACCGAGGAGCGGACGCCGAGCGCCAAGGCGGCGAAAGGCGGCCCGAAGGGCCAGGGGATGGCTGCTGGGTTCTCGGACGAGGACCTGGGGATGGTCAAGGAGCTGCTCGTCGCGGGCGCTTCACATCGGGCGACGCGCGACTGGGCATCCACGACTCGCACCTACCTGACTTAGGAGCAGGGGAAATCATGGCACCTCTCGAACAGGTTGAACGGATCAAACAACCGCCCGGCGAGATATTCGCCGCAACCAACGACGAGATCTCGTTCGTGCCGTCGACGCTCGACGCCTCGGCGCGCACGGTGGACGTGGTCTGGTACGGCGGCGCGACGGTCCCGCGCGTCGATCCGGATACGGGCGAGCCGTTCATGCTGCGTCTGGATATGGCGGGCTGCCGCATGGAGCGCCTCAACGCGGGCGCGCCGGTCTTCGACTGCCACATGACCGGCCTCGACTATCGCTCGGCGATGGCCAACCAACTCGGAGCCAAGGCGCAGCGGGGCAGCGTGGTCAAGGCCTGGGCAGACGGCCCGAAGGGCATGGCCACCCTCCAGTTCGGCGTCGAGGGCGAGAACGAGGATACCGACCAGTTGTGGTCCGCGATCGGATCGGGCCGGGTCCGCAATCTCAGCTTCGGCACCTGGATCTACGCGAAGGCTCCGGCCAAGGATGCGAACGGCAACGGCACGATGGCGCCGCACCCAAGCGGCAATCAGACGGCGGTATTCGTCGCCACCGATTGGGAGCCATTCGAGGTGTCTGCCATCACGGTACCGGCGGATTTCAGCACGCAATTCCTGTCCGCGGCGGGAGCGGACGAAACACGGGCAACCGGCCCAAAGGGGAACGCAATGGAACAAGCGACTCAGTCGGGCACGGAAGCCCGCAACGATGTGGTGCTCGACGCGGCGCGCGCCGAGGGTACGAGGCTGGAACGGGAGCGGGTGGCGGAAATCACCTCGCTCGGCGCCAGCTTCAAGATGGAGAAGATCGGGGCGAAGCTGATCGCGTCGGGCGCGACGGCGGACGCGGCCAGGAACCGGTTTTCGATGGCGGTCGAACTGCGCGCCATCGGAACGCCGCAGATGAAGCACGGGATCTCACAGGAGTTTCTGGATGGCCTGGTCGAGAGCGCGGAAACGCTCGATGCTGGCAGGCAGCAGTTGTTGAACGAGCTGGCTGCGCGGGCGGGCGGCACGGTCACGGGCGAGCCGCACACCACGCACGAGCACATCTCTATGACGCGCGATGGCAACGTGCAGGCGCAACGCATGGAGGCGTCGCTCCTGCTGCGGCACGACCCGCAGTTTTTCGCGCATGCCGGCGACGCCGCCGCGCAGCGCACAGCCGAAGACATGGGCCGCGAGTACCGGAGCTTCTCGCTGCTGGAGTTGGGGCGCGAGTACCTGGAGTCGCGCGGCGTGCGGACGCGCGGCATGGACAAGCTCCGCCTCGCGGAGATGATGCTGCGCAGCAACCGGCAAAGCAGCAGCTTCGAACTTTTCGAGGGCGGCGCCGAAGCCTCCACGGATTTCCCCGCGATCCTGGCCAACGTGGCCAACAAGACTCTGCGCCAGGCTTACCAGGCCTACCCGCAGACCTTCAAAGCATTCTGCAGGCAGGTCACGGCGGCCGACTTCAAGCCGATCAACCGCGTGCAGCTCTCGGATGCGCCCTCCCTGCAGCCGTTGAACGAGAAGGGCGAGTATCACCGGGCGAACCTGACCGACAGCAACATCAGCTACAGCCTGGCGACCTTCGGCGAGATCGTGGCGTTGACCCGCAAGGTGATCATCAACGACGACGTTTCGGCGTTCACGCGCGTGCCCGCCCTGCTCGGCGTCGCCGCCGCGCGTTTGCAGTCCGACAAGGTATGGGGTGTGATCACATCGAACCCGGCCGCAGTCTACACCGGAGACGCGGTTGCTACCGCGCTGTTTGCCGCCGCGCACAAGAACCTGAACACCGGCGCTGGCTCCGCGCTCGTTCTGGCCGGAATGGCCACCGGCCGCCAGAACTTCCGGTTGCAGACCGCTCCGCAGGGTACTCCGCTCAACCTGACTCCTCGGTACATCGCAATGCCGGCGGCGCTCGAAACCGCCGGTCTCCAGTTGATCTATCCGTTGCAGTTGGCTGCTACGGCAGTCACCGGCGTGGTGCCTGCGTGGATTCAGAGCTTGGTTCCGATCGTCGAGCCGCGTCTCGACGCGGTCAGCAGCACCGGCTGGTACCTGATCGCCGATCCGGCCGATATCGACACCGTCGAGTACTGCTTCCTGGAGGGCCAGGAGGGCGTGTACTTCGAGACCCGCCAGGGCTTCGAGGTGGACGGAATCGAAATGAAGGCGCGCATGGACTTCGCCGCGGCGGCGATCGACTATCGCGGCTTGCAGGAAAACGCCGGCGTGTAAGGGCAGCCGTCAAAGTGGGGGCGCGCCGAGCGGCTCGCCCCGGAAAGAAAACAGGAGAACATCATGAAGAATTTCGTTCAGATGGGCAAAACCATCACGGTGACGGCGCCCTATGCGGTATCGAGCGGCGGCGGCGTCGAGATAAACGGCACCGGGTATTTGTTCGGCGTCGCGGTGAACACCCAGGCGCTCGGTGACAACATGGAGATCCTCACCGAGGGAGTATTCGATCTCGCCAAGGATGCCAGCACCTTCGCCGAAGGCGATTACGTGTACTTCAACAACGCCACGCAGCAGGCCACGTCCACGGCGGCCGGCAACAAGAAGATCGGCGTCGCCGTGATCACGATTCCTGGCGGCGGTGCCGCGCCGGGCGGAGCGGCGGGCGATCCCACGGTCCGCGTGCGCCTGAATCCCACGTTCTGAGCTCGACCCATGTCCGGCTGGCAAACCACCGCGGCAGCGGCAAACGCCGTGATGCAGAATGCGTTCGGCGAACCGGCTGTCTACCAGCCGGTCGAAGCTGGTCTGCCAGTCGGAGCACCGGTCACCATCACGGTCGTCAGGCACGCCCGCGTCCGCGAGGAGTCGGGTGCGATGGCGAACCTGGAAGAGATCTCGGTCAACCCGGTCGATCTTGCAGCTTTCCCTCAACGCGGCGATCAGGTCGCGGTCGGGGACTCGCAGTTCGTCGTGGCGAGCGTGCGCCAGCCCGATCCCTATGGCATGGTGCAGCTAACGTTGATGGTGCGGTCGGGACAGCTTTCCAGTGATTAACCCGAAAACATTGCTGGCCGAGTGGGTGACGGCGCTGCAGGCGTTGCCAAACCTCGTGGACGGACTGGGCGGCGATGCAACCGGCAGCACGCCGCCAACCCAGCCCGTGCGATATCGACTCTGCCCGACGGCCGCCAGCGCGTCGACATCGACGATCAGTTTGCCGACTACGATTCGCTCGACGCCTCGTGCCAGGATTACGCGTGGCTGATCACCGAGGGCGACCCCTACAGCCAGGCGTGGCGGCAGTACCAGCGGGACAGGATTCTCGCGGAGCTGATCGGCGCGGTCGCACGGATCTATGGGACGGCGCCGGCATACGCGGCGCTGGCCGAGAAGATCGTAGCGCAGTCGAACGTCCTGGCGGCAATCGTCCGGGCAAACACTGCGACGACAGCCAAAGGGCAGGTGAATTCAAAATGAACTCGAAGCTTACGAAGATCGCGCAAGCGGCGATTCTACTCGTTCTTCTCCTGAGCACGGCGCTGAATGTCGTTGAAGCGGCCCCAGTTCTCGTCCTGGACGCCGCGCAGACCACCACCATTACGGCCACCATCACGGACCCGGCCGGCGATCTGCTTTCCGGGTCGTGCTCGATTCAGGCGGTCGGGTCATTCACCGCCGCCACGGGCTGGCGCGTGGCCGGCGCCCCCACTGTGGTGAGCTTCTCCGGCGGCGCGTTCAGCATTTCGCTCGCTCCCACCGACAGCGCCTCTTCGTCCACGCTGGTGACGCAGTATTACCGGGTGACCTGCGCGGTGCCGCAGCAGACCGTGAGCGGCCACGTGGTCGAGCCCTACTCGTGGGGGCCGCGCTACTGGTCGGTGCCGACGAGCGTGACGAGCCTGGATATCGGCGCCATCGAATTGTCCTCGCCACCGCCGCAGCCGGTTCCCGTCGTCCCGCTTACCACGCAGCCACAGGATGGCCAGTACATTCGGTGGAACGCCGCCCAGTCGGCCTGGCAGCCGGTCACGTTCGCCGACCAGGAAACGCCGGGCGGCATGATCGACGGCGTCAACGCGTCGTTCACCCTCGCCGGCGGCCCCACGCCGCCGGCGAGTCTGCTGCTGTTCCGCAACGGCCTGGCACAGAAGAGCGGCCAGGACTATTCGCTCGCCGTGAATGCGATCACGTTCCTCCCTGGCGCCATCCCGCATCCGGGCGACACTCTGTTGGCCTGGTACCGATATTAAGTCGACGTGAAGAAGCGCCCGAATGCCCAAGGGTCATCAGGTCGCCATCACGCCGCAGCAGGACGAGATCATTCGCAAATGCTGGGAGAACAACGTCTACGGCCACCACGCCGCGAAGCGGGCCGCGCAGCTCGCCGGTATAACGCTCGAGGTGGCGCAGCGGCGCGCCACCCAACTGGGATTGATCTTTACCCGCGAGCGGCACCGCTGGAGCGAAGCAGAGTTGAAAGTCGTCGAGCAGCACGCCCATCTCGCCCTCGACACGATTCAGAGGAAACTGCGGCCAGTCTCCCCAGCGGGCGTGAAGCGGACGCGCGCGGCCATCGCCAAGCAGATCTTCGCGCAGCGGTTCCGGGGCAACATGGACGGCCTGAAGCACGAGCCGCTGGCCCAGGCGCTCGGGATCAGCGGCGACCGTCTGCATAAACTCCGCGCCGCGAGGCTGATCGCCGGCCAGCGCCTGGAATCCATTCGGGAGGCTTGCGGACACGGGGAAGCGGTCGCCGACGAGCACCGGCACTGGTTCTACCCCAACGACCAGATCGTCCGACTGCTGTTCGCCGCCCGTGGCGAGTTGGACCTGCGCAAGGTAAATCAGACATGGCTGATGGGACTCCTGGAGTCGTACATAACCCTGTTCCAACCGACCCGGAAGGAGCTGGCACCCTCGGAGCGCGAACGCACGAAACTGGCGCAGCGCAGGAGCAGGAAGCGGCGGCGGCGCGGGAACGAGTCATCTACCAATACGCGCCGCCGGCGGCCGGGCCTGCTCGACGACTCGGTGGTGGCCGCGATCAGGGCAGGGAGAAGAGTGGCCGGAACCAGACGAGCATCGACCGACGCTGCCGTGAGATCGAAGAACGGCAGCGGCGCGGCGATATCGCCTTCCGTTACCCCATCTTCTGGACCTGCTGGCGCACACAGTGCCGCTTAG